TAGCTTTTTAATTTTTTCATCATTCCTACTATTGTAGTCATGTGAAAAATAAAATGTGTCCTTTGACATTTTTTAGTTGAGTTATAAGTTTTTAAAATCAGTTCCAAGTACGTTGTTTATCTTGTCTAGATTTTTGTCAGACAAAGAAAAATGCTTCTGTTTAAACACAGAATAAAGAGTTGGATAAGGTATTTGCGTTTTCTCCGAAAGCCAAGATAAATTCCTCTCTATTTCTTCCAAATGTAATAAAACCGCATCTCTAGCGTCAAGCGTTGTTTCTTTTTCCATAAATTTTAGTTGTTTACAAGAGCAAAGTAAAAGTATTTAATTTAAATTCCAAAAATTTTTTTTGTTAAATTATTAAATTAATTATATTTGCCAATGGAAAACAAAGAATTAATCTATGAATTAGCCAAAAAACTTGATATGGTAATAGAGGTACATAAGAAAGGGGAGTATCAAGGAAAATATAGATTTATAGGCAATAAATTACATAAACTAAAAGAAAAACCAGAAAATGTCCCACAAAGAGAAAGCGGTAGAGATTTACACTAAGTTTTTTTTAAAATTAAAAAATATCCCATTTGAAGAACGTATAGACAAAGCAAAATTAGAAGCAGATAAATATGCTGAAGATAAAATCTATAAATGTAAAGATCCAGATAATCATTTATACTGGGAATGTGTACAAGAATATATTAATAAAATCAAAATAAAAAAAACACCATGAAATTAAATACAAACATTCCAAGTTTTAAAGCATTTGTAAGAAAATCATATTTTACAAAAAATGAAGTTGATGCTAATGAGTTTTACAATGTATATGTATTTGCTTTACAATCCTGTGCAGGGAAAATAGTTACATTTCATGTTCTTACTGATTCTGGCATGCTAAGAAGTAGAGTACCTTTATCTGAAATTTACACTAAAATACCAACAAATGATATTCCTTACAATTATAAACAATTATGGGATTGTTTTAGTGAAAATGTATCAGTAATTGAGTATGATTTTTTAGCATATCATAGATGTCAAGTTGTTTTAAGAGATAGCACAAAAGTTTGGGCTACATACATTCTTACAATTGATTGGTATGACAATCCATATAGCGACGAGCCATCTGATTACAAGTGTGGGCATCTTTTAGAGTCTGATGATGGGTACTTGTTATGTATGCCTAACAATAGAATATTTTGGAAAGATTCTAATTGGGTAACAAAACAATTACCAGAAGATTTAAAACAATTTAAGGTTGACACTAATTTAGATTCCGTTGAAAACCAATCTGACAAATGGGTGGTAGAAGATACAAATTCTTTTTATTATGATATTAACGAAAATAAATGAGAAACTCAACAATAATTGTAAAAAAGAAACGATGTATTAATTGCGGTAAAATTGATTATCATTTTTCAAAAAAAATGTGCAAGCAATGCGCTACAATACATAGTACACAAAGAAGAATGGATGCGCATGAAGATGAAGATTTTGAAAGTTTCAAAAATTTAACAGAAGATCTTGATCATGTCTTTAGCCAATACATTAGATGTAAATATGCTGATAAAGAAGGTATGGTTGAATGTTTTACTTCAGGTAAAAAATATCATTGGACTAAAATACAAAATGGGCATTTTATCCCAAGAGCTAATTTAGGAACCAGATGGCTTGAGCAAAACTGCCGTCCGCAATCTGAAAATGACAATGTGTTTTTATCCGGTAATTTAGATGTATATGCTAAAAAATTAGACCAAGAAAGGTCTGGGACAGTTGAGTACCTTCAAGAGTTAGCTAGGCAAGTTGCAAAACCAACAAAAGACGAGCTTAAAAGCCTTATTATTGAATATAGGGCTAAATTAGACTTGGTTAAAAAGAAATTTGTAAAAATAATTTAAAAAACACATAATTTTACATAGTTCCGTGTTTTTTTTGGTTAGATTTTAGTTGAAGCCCCTGTTATTTTTAACGGGGGTTTTTTGTAGTTTTAGTCTTAATTTTGAAATATGAAATATATTGTCCCTGAAGAATATAAACCTTTTATAAAGTCAGTAAAAAGACAGTGTAAGAAATATGGGATAGAGTTGGTTTTATCGCCATCTAGAAATGTAGTACTTACAGACGATTATTTACAAGAGTGTAGTGGTTATTTTTGTGAAACAGATAAAGCACTTGTAGTTGCTTGCGGTAGACCATTTCAAGAATGGGTTGAAATACTTATCCATGAATTTTCTCATATGGAACAATGGAAATCCGATGAAAGATGGAATAGTTGGAATGATAATACAGGTAAAACATGGGATTGGCTTGCAGGAAATATTATGCTTAATAAAAAACAAATAGCAACCATGCTTGATTCTATGGTTGAATTAGAAAAAGACTGCGAAACAAGAGCTGTTGAAAAAATTAAAAAATGGGGACTTCCATTAAATCAAACTAGATACATTAAAAAAGCTAACTTATATTTATACAGTTATTATATGCTGCCCATTCTTAAAAGATTTCCTACAGGGATATATAATGACAAGGTTTTAATAGATATGTCACCAAAGGGTTTTAAAAAAACATATAAAAATGTTCCAAAAGATATGGCTGAATATATAATATTAAATTATTCTAAAAAATAATTATAAAATTTTATTATTAATAATTCTTTTATTTAAAACCTCAAACTCTCCATTTTTTTCTACCAAGATATGCGCAAATCCTACATTGTGTTTCGTATTGTGTGGATCATATTCGGGAGATAATGTGCATAAGCATCCAACACTCCAACAAGATATGGGTTCTTCTTTTATATTTGTTTCAGAATGATTTGATGTAGAATGAACGTGGCCAATAATCATCGAACTTTTAGATCTCATAAACACCCCTCTTGCAGCATTTACAGGAGCCATAAATCCTCTCACTATTGTATGCCCGTGCAACATATGCAGCTTGCCCGCGCGAACCACTATATGTTGTTCGTAAAATTCTACGTTATATTTTTTTAAATCAAGTCTTTGTGGTAATCTATAATATTCATCATTAAAAAATACTGGTGCTTTTTTCATTAAATATCTTACATACCAATTATCATGATTTCCTTCTAGCCAAACTATGTGTGCTTTTGGAAATTTTGTTCTTAAATGCGAAAGAAATATTTCACAATATTCAAACCACTCAACTACATCGTCTTTTCCTGGAGGAGGCGCATCATGACTTGTAAACGGAGTGTTGTCTAAAATATCTCCTCCTAATACAATACAATTAATTTTATTTTTAATCCCATACTCAATGGCTAATTTAATAGCTTCGTTGTCTTGATTTGGAATGTGAATATCTGATAGCCAAAGAATATTGTCAGAACTTGTTGGTAAATCCACAAATGCTCTATTTTGCATTTTAGATGGAGGCAAATCGGGAGTATGAGTTATTTTCACTCTTGGACTTGATTTAGCACCAGCGGCGTTGGTAATCATTCGTATTGCCGATCTTGCATGCTCTACGCTATTAAAAATATGTTCATGATCGTTATAAAGTTTAGCCGCAATTGAGTGTTTACTAATAGACGGGAATTTTGCTAAATACTCGGCTGCTAGTTGCTGTTTTTGTGTCATTAAAACATTTTAATATAAAATTAACAAATTAAATTGCTTTATTGAAAATAAATACCAAAATATTAACATTAAATTAATTTTTATCCCCAGTTTTCAGACTTCCAAATTGCTAAATCTATCCCAGATAACCCAATAGGAGGTTCCATAATGCTATTTTGAGGCTTTATTTCGGGCTTTTGTGCTTTTTTTGGATATTCTATAGGTTTAACTGGTAAAACCTCCTCTACGGGCTTTATTTTGCCATAATTATCCATTAAATAGTTCACTACTTGCTGAATAGATGTCAAATTTTGCTCTTTTTGAATCATATCCAACTTATATAAGTCAAATCTAACTCCAATTGGCTTGCTTTTCATAGGTTATTTGTTTTGGTTATAGGTTTGGTTGTAGTATTGTGTCCAGTGTCCACCACCTAACATTGATGATGTACTTCCATTTCTAAAAGCATCTGCTATCTGCTCTTTTTCTTTTTCAAGGAATACTGACTTAATTAAATACGGAACATTAATATCTTCATCTTCTAAACGCTCAATTAATTCTTGCATTGCTGTTTTCATGGGTTTATCTTATTTGTAGCTACAAAGTTAATAAAATATTTTAAATGTAGCTACAAAATTTAATTTAATTTAGCCAAATGTAGCTACAATTATTACACCTATTTAACCGCTTATCACATTCTAATCAATACCCAAACATACCCTAACCACATACACACAACTGCCTGACCTGACCACATTGCAACCACTAAACCGCCCCGCATCCCAATAGTATCAAGCAATTGCCCGTACCCGTACCCATAACCAAAACCCAAAACCAAAACCCGAACCCCCGTACCGCCACTTTGCCCGTTCCCCCGCGAGGTCGACCACACCCTGTTTCGTGACGTTACCCCCTCCCCCTCCAAGTGTTTGATTTTTTAAAATTTTCGCTTACGCGAGTTATTATAGATGTGGCTGGTCTGGATATAAAAAAACCCGGCCGCCTAGATAGGTACCGGGTTGGATCAGTTGTCCGTACTAAGTCCATTAACCATGGCAAAGATAATAGAAAAAAAACATTAAATTTATTTTTTTAATTAAATAATTAAATTTAACTTTGATAAAAATATAGAATATGGCAAGACTACCAAATCCAGATTCAGTTGCCAGTAAGACCGGC